CGATCATTAAGATATATACTCATCTCATTAAGAGATGAACATTGGGTATAGGCATCGTGCAAATAATAGTAAATACTTTTAGCAAAACGATCCGCTTCTGCACTCGCAACCTCCCCTGACTTTTGCCTGGCTTTGTCCATCTTACTATGCACACCAAGACGTTTAATTTTCTTGCCCTCTTTTGAAGTGAAGTATCCCTTCTTTTTAATCTGATCTTGATAGGCACTAAGTGTTTCTTTGGTTCGTTCAGAGATTCTTTGACGTTCCCATTCTGAAAACATTGCTTTCATCTGAAGTCGCATCGGATCTTCTGAGATAGTTGGATCATTGCAGACAATAAAGTTTATCTTGTTTTGTTTTATAACTTCATCTAAGAATCTTAGTGTCATCCACATCTTACGACATAATCTCTCAAGGTCTGCAAAGACAAGTGTTGCTTTATGTTTACGACAATACTCAACTGCCTTCATCAACTCTTCCCTTTTATACGGATCGGTTGCACCTGACATAGGTTCTTCTGTAAAAAATTTTAGCGTATGTTTGCCACCATTTAGATATTTTTTAATGGTGTGAGTCTGCCGAGTACAATCTTGATCCTCGGTGGACACTCGAAGATAACCAACATACAAACCCGTATGCTCCTTGCCTTCTGTTGTTTTAAATATACTCATTATGTTTTCTCCTATTTTTTACAGTATGTTTGATCAATAAAAACAATTGCATCTCTAAGAGTATTTGTTGCATTGTGCCAATCAATATTTCCATACTCATCATCTTCAGAACCAATATTCCAATGAACAGTAGATTTACCCATACCATAACCAAGATATATAGGTTTTTGTTTTTCAATATAGAAGCCTTTGTATTTGTAACTTCCTTCTTGTAGTTTGATTTTTTTTTCCATTATGTTTCCTTTCTTTTGGCTTCATTGCCATTAGGTAAAAATACCTACTATTAAATATATATTAATTTGCTATCTTTACAAGAGGTAGATGTAACTTTTTTCTATGTTTCCTGTTATACCTACCTTTTATTGGTGGAAAAGGGAGAGAGAAAAAATCCCTTGAATATATAATACATCTCTCTCCCGATCTAGAAAGGACAATGCCATGACAATTCTTTTTGCTATATTATTAGTTTTTAACATAGCGAATCCTGACAACATTAAGTTTGTCAATGCAACAGTAGAAAACAACGCAAAGTATGAGTGTTCATTTCAATGGAAGGGTATCTCCCCTGTTGTGGATAGACCCGCTTTTACTATGTACGGATACACAGCATTTAAACAGGTTTGTAAATGAAACAAATTAACATACGCATACAAGACCAAACCTACGCACTACTCAAAGAAAAATCCAAACAACAACGCATATCTATGAATCGACTTGTAGATTATTTTGTTTCTGAAGGTCTCAGCGAGAATGTCGTAAAAAAAGTAATCCAGGGATGATCAAAGAGTCTATGTTTTTATTTTTACTCATTGGTCTGGAAGGTTCTATCGAGAAAAAATATATTGGGAGACTCAATCATTGCGATGAGTCCGTGGCTGTATATGAACGGATGCTTGCAGAATATAATAATATCAATGGGTTTTTATGTCTGGATAAAGCCGATGCCAGAAAACTTTTTCAGCATACACCTACACCTAAACAACAACAGATTACAAAAGAAATACGGGAGTGGCTTATACCTAAACCGAAACCCAAACCCCCGCTCCTGAAAAAAAAAGAATCCATCAACACTAATCCATGATTTATATCAAATGTACAGTATGCAATCACAAACAATATTACACAAACAAGGATCAGCTCATGAATGATTTACGAATAAGGCCAGGTTCTAAACATACTATCATATGCGATGCCTGTCTCAATAAGCGAGGACATGATGAAACCTAAAGTAATACCTCTTCCAAAACTAGAAGTTGAATGTTTTTTATGTGATGCACAGGAAAAATTTAGCAGCTCAAAGGAGTATGAAAACCACTATGGCAGTTTGAAAAACCAACACCTTCAAATGTTTGTTTGTCCTACTTGTGGAGAAAAAATCATGCATGATCCAATCTATTTTTATAATAAACTTATAGAAAAGAAAAACAATGAGTGATGATACAAGAATAAATCCCATGCACTACAAACAAGGACGACTATCCTGTATCGATTACATCGAAGATCGTCTGGGCTATGCGGGATTCAAACACTACCTACTCGGTTCTCATTACAAATATACATACAGATTTAAATACAAACATAAACATTTACCCAAGCTCGAACGCAAACACAAAGAACTTGAAGATCTACAAAAAGCTCAATGGTATCTCTCCAGATACCAAATGCTTCTTAAAGAGGAAATAAGCACCACTCAGACGCAAAGTAATGTCCAACCCTTACATAACGATACAGATGATTTACCCAGCGACACAGAAGGCAAACATAAGGATGAATAGAAACAGCGAGACATACAGATTATTAGTTACCGAAGCAGTTGAGTTTCTGTATTACTGTATGCATGAACAAAATCTAGATGTAAAAGAAATATCCCAAAGATATTTATCAAAACAACTCACTTGTCTTTCTTATGGTGCATTGCTGCAACAACTCATAAACGATCATGTCAGAAGCTACGAAGCTCTTCAAAATAAAGTACTCAAAGAATCTGATCATGTCTAAACTTGCTATGAATAAACCTATTGACTACGAAGAAAAAAGAAAGAGAAAAATACTCAGCAACGGAAAACATGATGTTTCTGTATATCAGGGTGGTCCATTTACAGTCGTACCCAGACGAGCATTGAATGATAAACGAATCTGTCGAAAACCCCAAACATACCTGGTTTTATCTGTGCTGTGTTCCCTCGCTGATAACTACACAGGAGTCTGCTTTCCTACTTACGATTACATCGCCAGACAAACACAAAGTAACAAAGGCAACATCTCAAGAGTCATTGCTAAACTTATTGATTGGGGATACATCAAACGACTTAGAAAAGGATCACCGCTTTTTCAAAATGTCAGACACAAATCATCTGTCTATCGTATCTTATATGATCCCATAGCATCCGATAAAGAGATTAAATCTATCGCCCTAAACAACGATCCAAAACTGCAAATCGCAGAACAAAATGATACAATTAAACACCTGGAGAAACACATGAAAAAAGACTCAAAAGGTTGTCTAAAGGACAACTCAAAAGTTGTTGATAGGACAACTATACCTAGACTCATAGAACTAGACTCAGTTAATAATAATAAATATAACTCTAGTAGAGAAAAAGAAATCAATGAAATAGAACTGATGAGAATGTTCAAAGTAGTTCATTTTGAAATCTATCAATCTCATTTTATTCCTGATCAAAAAGATTGGAGTCATATGACAAAGATCATGCAGCACAAGATACCAAGTAAAGTTCTCATGCAGACAATCAAAAGAATATTACACAGATTTAAAAAGAAAGAACTGAAGCTGCCCACTTATCCTCTAGCCCTGGTAATCAGTATGCTAGAAGAGAAAGGACATACACCGATGGACATAGTCAAAGACCTCGCAAAGAAACTGAAGAGGATGAAGAGATGAATAAATTTATAAAAGGTAGACGACCATCTATAAATTATTTATACAAAGAACCAAGGTACGCAGACTCTACGCAAGAAAAAAAAAGTGTTTGCCTAGAGGTGCGTATACACCCCCTCCCCCCTGCGTATAGTAGTAGGGGGAAGCCACAAAAATATTTTTCAACTTTTAACCAGGAGCTTTTATGAAAGAAAAAATGAACATTGTCAGTCCTCGCAATTCAAAAGACGGACAAACGATTTGGCATACGATTGGTACTGCTTTTAAAAATGAGAAAACGGGTGGCTGGGATTTGCTATTTAACTCCCTACCCTTACCTGAGATGAATGATCGAGGTCAGTTAGTAACGAGATGTATGTTATTAAAACCGAGAGAAAACGGAAGTCAGCAACCTTCGCCAAATACGCAGAGGTTCTCGGATGGGATGGATTACTAGATGGTCAAACGAGTCTTACCTAATTTGAAAAACTTTGCTTCTGTTCGTCAGATTAAACGAAGGATCAAGGGGAGTGAGGTGATTTATCAGAATCGAGAGTCGTTGGCACAGGAGCTGATTAATTTAGGTACTGCGAATATTACGGACATTGTGTCCTGGAGTACGGATGAAAAGGGTAAGACAATTACTGAGGTCAGGGATATTAAGGATATTCCAAAATCTGCGTTAGGTGCGATTAAGAGGATTCGTATTTTACAAGATGGCACTTTGGATATTGAGATGATTGATAAGGTGAGAGTCTTGCAGATGTTAGCGAAGTCGGCGGGGTTGTTGGATGCAGAACAAGATGCGGATAAACCAGCGCTTTTCTC